CTATTTCATCACCATATGCTTTTACAATTGCACTAGAACCTGTAGATGATGTAACTGATACTGAAGGTAATGATGTATATTGTCCACCACCATTTGTTAAAAATATTTCTTCTATAGTTTGTAAGTCTGTAAATTTTTCTTGAACAATAACATTACCTGAATATGCGTCACCTTGAGTTGTACCGCCTTCTAAAACTATTCTGTCTTCCGTTCCGTTAGCAGGATCCCTACTGCCTGCTTGGTCTGCAATACCACCATTTACAAGTTTTACAAATCCAGCTGCATTTCCACCATTTGTTCCTGTATTATTAAATGTTAGTTTATCGCCTATCTCATAACCTGTACCTTTGTTATCTAAAATAATTTCTGTAATACTTCCAGGTCCAATATCTTCAATTTGAAATAATGCACCCTCACCACCAGCTATTACATTAATTGTATCTGTAGTTTTATTTAATGAACCATCATTTGTAATATTTTTTGTACCAGGTATACCTGTAATACTTGCCTTAATAAAGTAGTCATCTGTATCGGCTGTTGTTCCTTGTATTTCTTCATTAATTAAAAATGTTCCTTGAATACTATCAGCATTTAAAATTAATTGTGTAACTGTAGAAGCACCAATTTGTAGTGTAGAAGTATTTTCTACAATAGCAGTTGCGTTTGAAGTTTGACCTGTTATTGTTCTACCAATTAATAGTGTTGCGTCACCTACTGTTGCAATAACCCTTAATACTTTTAATGAGTCAAACTGACCATCTGAAGCCTTAAGCATTTGTTCTCTAGGATAAAATGTTTCTGATTGTTCACCAAATAAAACTCTAAAAAACATTTCATGGCCACGAACTGAACCTTTTGACCTATAAAGTGATTTAATATTTTTAATTAATTTTCTTTTATCAATACCTAACGCTAAGTTTTCTGGCAATGTTGCCAAAAACTCATTTCTCATTTCTGTTAAGAAGTGATTAATAACTTTATCAGGATCCCTAAAATTAATTAAGTCTGAAATATTATTTACTGGATTAGGTCTGTAATTTGAAATTGTAGCTTGAGCACCTGAATTTTGACCAACAACTATTTCTGTATCAATAAATTTATCTTGTGCTGAAATTATTAATCTATTATTAGCAATATCTTCTACTAATACTACAGCAGTTGCTTTTGATGTTTGACCTGTAATAGTTTCACCTCTAGTGAATTTACCGTAAGTAGATTCTTCTAAAAGTATCTTATCATTTTCATCTAATAATGTTCTTGCTGTATCTTTACGACTAGAGTTTAAAACTAGATTGTTTGTTTGACCTGTTTCTGTTTCAAGTAAAACACCATCTGTGCCCTCAATAGCTGTAACGGATAATTCTGCTGATTCTAAAAGTTGATAATAGACTTTTAGAAATTCTGCGAATTTAGGATGGTCTGCAACGACAAACTCTGGTAATTGGTTGTTAAGTATCGTTGATATTTTTTCATTAAATTTTGCCATTGCTCATTAGTAGCTTGATGTTGTTGTGTAGCCCACACCAGCGTCAGCTGAACCTCCCACAAAAGTGTCTGCTGTTACGGTAATATTAGAATTTGCAATATCTATTTCCACAATTTGGTCTCTTACAGGTACAATATCATTTGATAAAGGAGTTATTGTTATCTCAATTAATGTAGATGTAACACCTCTGATATTAGATATTGAGGCAACATTTAAAGAGTTAAGTATAATTTCTCCGTTTGAATAATTAATTGTTCCTTGACTATCATTTACATATGTTCTAATACCAGATGATAAGAAATATCTTCTTACATTACCATTACCGTCATCATCAAAAAACATTTCATTATCACTACCTGTTACTTTAAAACCTGTAGAACTTAAAATACCACCGGCAGCCATATTATGTCCTGCATGAGGATTGAATAAAGCATTTCTAAAGTAAATAGCATATTTGTTAGAGGCTGCTATTGTAGGTGTAAAACTTTTTCTTATTTTAACAGTTGTAATATTTGATAGAATACTATTATCAGTACCATCAATTAAACCTGTTACTTTTGAGTGACGATATATTGAATCAAATTTTTGTAAAGTATTTGTATTATAATTTGTCAATGAAGTTATAATTTCTGATTTTAATGTATCACTTGATTTTGTTGTTCCTGATGTATTGTATTTAACTGTTGAAGTTAATAGTACCGAAGTTATTTCTGGATCCACAATTTGAGGTACAACTGAAGCAACATTGTATGGTTTTAATTTATTTACTATATCTGCTTTTGTAGTTTCTGTCAATGTAGAACCTGAAGCAGCTTTAACACCTATTTTCACAATACCATATCTTGGTGTTTCATCATCTTCACCACCCCAAGCACTTACTGATAATGCATTTGGATAAATTGATTTAACTAAACTTTCATAATCTGTAGTTGTTACTGCTCTGTCTTGAGCTGCGTATTGTAAAGGCGCATTTAATTTTATTGAATCATTTGTTTCACCTGCAACACCACCTTGTGAAGCTGATACAGTTGAGATTGTAACATCTGAAAAACCACCAATTGTTCCTTGTAATTGAAAAGAACTTGCACCGTTTGATATTCCTTTATTTGTTACAATGTAATCTAAAATAATTATATTTCCGTCTTCTAGTGATTTACCATTTGTACCGTCACCAAAATAAATTTCATATCTGCCGTCTCGGCCTTCTTGTAAGAAATAAACTTTAGTATTTGTTGTTACATTATTATAACCACCTGCTAATGCGTATGTTTCAATAGATGTATCATCACTACTATTTTGAACTCTTACTTGTAAAGTAGATGTATCAACTTTATTACTTGGTAAGATAAACTTTTGGTCTGAATCTGTACTATCAAAAGTATATTTAAATTGAACTAAAGTACCTTCTAAAATTGGTACACTAGAAAATTTATAAACACCTGCAACTGGTGTAGTTGTAAAATCTGAATTTGTTATGTATTGATATGAAGTCCCGTCAACACTTGTTGTGAAGACTGTTCCTTTTGCCATTGTAATACTTGTGCCTGAAGCATTATTAATTATAATATCAATATTTGCTTGTGGTGCTTTTGGTGATGATGGTGTATAACCAATCATCTTTGCTAATGATACAATATTATTTCTTATATCTGCACTATCAAGATAAATTTCATTAGTTGCCATGTTGGCAAGATAAGCCATGTAGTGAGTATTGTAAGATAAAACATCTAGTAGAATATTTAAAGAACTACCTTCAAAATCGTAATCTTGAAATTCGGTTTGTCCTTGTAAAAAACCTTTTAGATTACTTTTGATTGCTTCAAAATCATAATCTGATACTACTAACTTATTTGACATCTATTATCTTACTCTCTGTAAAAATGTTTGCACTTGTTGTGGACCTGGTACACCTACTACATAAAAATATATATCAACAACTAATCTATTGCCGTCTTGGTCATCATCAACTTGAACATTTTGCAAATCTACTCTAGGTTCATAGTTAATTAAAACTTCTTCTATTTTTCTTTCTAAAAAAACTTTAGTCATTGGTGTAAAGTTTTCAAAAAGTAATTCTCTAATACCACAACCTAATTCTGGTTGAAATGGTCTCTCATAAAAATTAGTCTGTATTAAATTCTTTACAGCTCTTTTTATTGCAACTACATTATCAACAGTATTGACATCATTAGTTACTGGATTTCTTTCAAAGTCTAAATCAATATCCTTGAAAGGTCTGGAGTTTCTAGTGGTCTTATTTACTATTTGAGAGTCGTATATTGCCATAACGGTAATATTTATAACACTTTACTAACCGTTTGCAAAAACATTACCACTTCCACTAGTCATAGCGCCTGCGTCTGCACTATCTCCTATTCTTGCAACTGCAATACCAACAGCAAACACATTAGGCGAACCTACATTAACATTTGCTACATGGTCAGGACATGGTGGTAAAGGTGGATTTGGATGAGGTACAGTAGGGTCACCAATTCTTGCAACTAAAATACTATTTGCAAAAACTGTTCCTTGTCCTGGTGTATCTAAAGTAGTTGTACCAACACAAGCATGACCTGTTGATAAACTATCTCCTTTTCTACTAACGGCTGGCATTCTTAGCTTTTAACGCCTCTCTTCTTTGTTCTTGTAAAATTGATTGTCTTAACTTTCTACCAATTGGTATGATTATAGAATGACACATCTCTTTGCCCTTTTTACTGATATATTCAACACTTATCATTTTATCTTTAAAATCACCTTGTACGGACCTTGTTGCTTTCTTTAAACTTATATCTTCTTTTTCTTTTTCAACACCATCTGCATTCCAAAACTTAAATAATCTCATTTTTGCCATAAATTCCTTAATTAATAGGCGTATCACATCTACATTGTTTACAACACTCAATTTCTATCTTTTTTCCATCGCCGTCCGTATGTTCTTTCATACAAGGACTGCCACAATGACATTGATGACCACAATTTTTGCAATATTCCATTTTTATTTCCTTTTTCTACTATTTATCAAAAATTACAAGCTGCTTTCATCTGTTGTATGTTGATTCTTTTCATGTCATCAAGAGAATCTAACGCTGATTCGCTGATTCGCTCATAATCCGGCGACCATTTACACTCGATTCGCTCATTTTTTGTTGCAAAACTGCAAGAATTGACTAAAAAGAACAAAACTAGAACAAAAAAGTTTATAAAGCGTTGATTTATAAGGGTTTTTTTATGCATTTTTTTGAAAATAGTGCTTGCTTTCTATATTTAGATGTGGTATACTATCCATATAATAAAGAAAGGACATATATTATGAAAAAAATTAAAAAAAACAAAATATCAGAAGCCTGTGGTTGGTTAGGTATGATACTTATTCACGGTGCGACTGCTCCGACTTCTTTATCTGTATTAATGGGTTGGTCAACAAATTTACCACCATTAAACTTTATATTATTAGTATGGTTAGGTTTATTTCTCTTTTTAGTAAGAGCTATATTCGCTAAAGATATCTTATATATCGTATCTAACGCAATAGGATTTTCATTGAATAGTCTATTGTTAATGTTAATCGCTTTAAATTAAAAGAAAGGACACACTATGAATACATTTTTTAGTATAACAACAATTCTGGCTGCTATTATGGCAGTTGGTTCAATAGAAGATTGTGGAGGACATTGTTTAGGACAAGAAAACTGGATAATGTTTGGAATAATGGTTGCCATTATGTTGGTTTCTGTTATAATGACTATATTAACTACTAACAAAGGACAATAACACTATGACAATTGTAAATCAAACTGCCGATACACTAGAACAAGGCGTAGCCAATATGATGGCAGGCGCTAAAAACGATTATATGAAATGGTCAACAATGGGTGGCAAAGAATTAACTGGTTACTGTAAAGAACAAGTTGATAATTGGGACTCTAAAACAAAAGTTTCACAAGGTAAGAAGTACATCAAAGTTGTACAAGATACTGGTGTTTTTTGTTTTGTTTGTAAAACTGATTTTAAACACTTTAAAAAAGGTGATATATTGAAAGCCGCTGGTTACAATGCACCTGCTTTAAATCAAGCCAGAGGTAATGTACTTACTGGTAATTATGCAATTCAATGGACTGGTCCATTATACTTAAAATAAGGAGACACTATGTACGATAAAAGAAAAGCTATATTCAATAAAGTTGTTAATCCGTTACTTCTAAAGTATTTAACGGATCCACATAATGGCGAACATTCAATTGCTAAAAATATTCCTATAAAATACTTAAAATATTTTAAAGCAATATCAAAAAATGGTAAAGGCCATAAATTGAGATACAGATATAGAGGCGTATCAAAGCCGAATTATAGAAGAGTATCATCTTTTTGTCATATGAACTTCGCCGATACTTTCGCAATCTACTATAGATAATATTACCGGAGTGTAGCGCAGCCTGGTAGCGCATTGCGTTTGGGACGCAAGGGTCGTAGGTTCGAATCCTACCACTCCGACCAATTCACATTTTTAATTAACTGCCCTTAGCTCAGCTGGATAGAGCAACTGCCTTCTAAGCAGTAGGTCACAGGTTCGAATCCTGTAGGGCAGGCCAATTAAATCGCAAAAGAAGTCCCACAACCACAAGAACTTGTAGCTTTAGGATTATTAAATTTAAACATAGATTCAAAATCATCATAACTATAATCTAATTCCATACCTAGTAAATATAATTCATAATCTCTACTGACAATCAATACATCATCTACAACGGCGTCATTTCTATTTTCTTCATCTGCAAAAGACCATTCATAATTAAAACCGGCACAACCACCACCTTTAACATCTAGTCTAACGAATTTTTTATTATTCTTATTTCTTAATTCGTTTAATCTTTTATAAGCGTTGTCTGATAATTTAATCAAATTTTACCTCGTCTCTCCATGATTCATCTGATAAATGCATATCATCTAAATTGCCTTGTAATATGGTGGCAACCAAATGCACTCTTTCTATTTCACTACCATTAAAAAAATTATGATACTTTGTATTATCAGTAACATAACCACTACCATTAGCCGGCATATGAAACGCTGTATCTTCAATTACCATTTTACATCCTTTATTTGTAATAATAGGAATATGTAATCTCATTTCGGGGTCACGGTGCCAAGACAAACATGTTCTTGGTGGTTTCATTAAGAATCTAACTCTACCAACTTTCCACCTTTTTCTAATTATCTCGTACACTTCTTCAGCATAAGTGCCTTTAAATTCTGGACAGATTTCTGTATATAGTTTTTCTTTGACAGGCTCCAATCTCTTTTCTTCATGGTTGGTTGTATCAGGCATAGTCCAATATAGACCACGAACATTACCACCAGTTATAGAATTTTCATCATCTGGTATTCTGTTGATACAAATGGCATTAAAATCAATCAAGGTTTTATCATCTGTCTTAAAACCCATTTTGCTTTTAAAATCTAAATAACATTTTCCTAGGCGGTCAATGTCAATGTTTAGGGGGTGTTCTCTATAATGCATACTTCTATTTATTAGACTTGCCATATCATACTAAATAGTGTAGTATAGTATTTTAAAAGGTGAAAAATGAAAAAATATATTCAAGTATATGATAATGTGTTGTCTTCAAAACATTGTGAAAGTTTAATCACAAAATTTGAATTAAGTAATGACCAACATGTATCCACAGATTTAGAAAACCATAGACATTTTACAGAAATCAATATCTCTCAACATGATGATTGGAAGATGATGGCTCAAGGTACTTACTTACATTTAAGACCTATGATTCAGAAATATAAAGATGATTGTAAGATTACAGAAAAACAATGGCCTGACCAATATGGTTTTGAAGAGATAAGATTTAAACGATATCTACCAAATGATAAAGATGAATTTAAAGAACATGTAGATGTAGGCGACTATAATTCTGCAAGACGATTTCTTGTATTCTTTTTATATCTCAAAGACAATGAAGGCGGTCATACATCTTTTCCCGAATACGACATAAAAGTACAACCAAAGGCTGGTCGTCTATTAATGTTTCCACCTACATGGACATATAAACATATAGGTCATAAAGCAATACAAACGCCGAAGTATATACTAGGTTCATATTTGCATTATATTTAGAAACTTCCGAGAATCCGAGAGTCCGATATTAACTAATACTACATTGTAGCACTAGATAGAAAAGAAAGAACAGTATTATACAATTCTTGACTTTCCGCTTAGTGTGAGAGTCCATTGTATTATTTA